ACAGAACGACTTTTATTATACCTCTTAAACTCTTCTTCAGTCCAACCCCACTTTTCTTTTTTAAACTCAAATGTGTTTGAATAAGCCTGCTTTTCACAATAACTTTTCCACCTCTCTTTTCCTTCCACCTCACCGTATTTTTCAATAAGTGTTTTTTCTGTAATTGAATAATTTTTATTTATCCATTTATCAGCAACTTCCTCAGGAATATTGAATGCAAATTTAGTAATCTCATTCATTCCATTAAAAACTCTTGTTTTATTTTTTTTGGCATATTCTGGGAATTTATTTGTCAAACACTTTTCACAGACTGTCAAATAGTAATCTTTACCATCAACAGTTTTTTTACTCTGAAATGATTTACCAAGAGGCTCTAATGACTTGGTTTTTTGAGAAATCTTGAAAGTAGAATCATAATAGTAAATCACATCATCACAGACCCTACATTCATGTTTTTCTATAATTAATGAAGAATAAACCTCTCTATACGATTCGATAGATTTACTCTTGTTAAAATTTTGAATAAATTCTTTGTTTATAGTCATAGTTTATGGCAATAGGTTTATCACTATATATTATTTTCTAAACATAGAATTTTGTCAGTTTTTAAAATTTCTGATGGCTTTACTACCAATTTTTCACCATCACGGAAAACTACCATAGAATGATCACCAGTAACTATAATTTCTTTGCCAGATTTAGTCTTTAACTTCCACTTTGGTTTAGAAACTTTATGCCTAATAATTCTTCTTACATCAGCATAATATAATTGGTTATTATCCCAATTCAATACTCTATCATCTGTTAAGACCGATTCATGACCGTGCCTGGTTTCACCGGCAGAACCATTATGAATATTAGAATTGTAGAATTCTTCAATTGTTTTGACACCAGAACTTGTGTGAATTAAAGTATCTTTAAAGCAACTGTCAGTATCACCATATACGGAGACAGGTTGTGTCGGCGTAATTTGTCCCACATTTTTAACCATAAGTTTATCGTGAACCCACTTTTCAGTGTGCCACATAGTGTACCAATACTCTTCATTCTTCTCTGACATAGTTCTTGTCAGGTTGCGACCTTCAGCAGTTATGGTGCCACCGATATTCGGATTAAAGAGTATGAAGTAGGGTGTACAGAATGCACCATACGTTCCATTTAATACTAATTTTAGTTTTTCTCCCCCACCAAGTTAATGGTGGGGGTTATTAAAGAGCGAGTTGTAAGGCATTGTAGTAATCTACATCCCTTTTCAACTCGCTAGCTTGTTTTCTTAACGTTTCTAAACGTTGCTTTTTTTCTTCTGTCATCATATAAATTGTATGAAACAACTATAAAATTGTTTATTCAAATCACAGCTGAGGTATATAAATTCCGTAAAAAAGGCCCTGAAATATGAAGACTTTATTGAAAAGTTAAAATTACTATTATAAAATAAATAAATGATAGTACACATAGACCCAAAAGAGATTGGGTCATTAGAAAATTTATGTATTACAAAGAGAGCAATCAATTCCGCTAAAAGACAGTTGATTGAAGAAGATTTTAAGTGGTAAAATCATTATAAATAGAGTACACTACCTAATTCTATCTGGGTCGAGTGGATCGAGTGGATAATTAGGGAGAGTTAATCTTTGATTAGCATTATCTGCGAAAATTAAATACTTAGCGTCATCTCTAATAATTGTTTGGTTGAGTATTTTATTGTGTGTATCTTCTGGTGTCACATCAACAAAGAATCTAAGATTTGTTATCTTCATGTCTCCGGAAAGGACTCTTGCATTAATATTTTCTAACTTAAATTCAACTGGTTCTAATTCCTGAGTATTGGAATATATTTTCTTCAACTTAGTTGAACCTAGTGATGGAGCATCTGCCTCATCTGTAACATTTCTCTTATAGATATATTGAGAAATTGTTCGTTGTCTTTGGTCTACATTTACGAGGTAAGCATACCAAGTTTCTTCATCTAAACCATTAGAAAGTGTTAGACCGAAGTTTTGGTCATTCCATTTAACTTTAGCTAAATCGTTATTAATAGTTATATCTAAACCTTGTTGGGTTGTAGGATCATAATAATTAAACATATTATAATTGTCATTGAAAGTATAATTATTGATATTAAACCAACACATAAATGAAACATTATTACCTTTTGCAAAATAGTTTTTCATATTCTGATAAGAAACTGCTGTATTAGAAGTTGTAAGACCAAATGGAACTGATGAAAGGTCGTAATTTGTTTTTGAAATAATAATCTCAGCATTTTCAATTAATTCCTTAACTATTTTTGCATCAACTGTTAATCTTATAGGCTCAACTGTAAGTGGTTTATGTTGTTCTTTATTTGCAACTGCGTTTTTATCTTGAATATTTTCCAAACCAAATAACTCATTGACAGTTGAATTACGGGTAAGTGCATTAAGTTTATCTGTAATAGCTTGATTTGCACCGATAGTATTTGATGCTTGATTGTATTTTTTCAACATGACTTTGTAATAAATTGAATTGTTATTAAATTGACGATACGCATGTGAATGTTGAACTGTAAACATTTTATTGATTTCACAAAACCAAAGAAAATCTTCTTTAGAAGGTCGTTTATCTGCACCAAATGCTTCTTTAAACACCTTTTTTGGAACGTGTATTTCAAATGAATCAAAAAGTGAAAGATCGAATTGATTAATAGCACCTGTATTTTCAGGGAACTGATTACCTTCAACTGAAACTTTTATATTACAGTTTGCAATAAAATTATATAATTGATATTCATGAAATGTATAGTCAATGCCTTTTTTATCTGGGTCTGTCAAGAAATAAGTGACTTCATGACCAAAAATAAGATTAGCATCATTAGACATCTTGTTCAAGAGGTCTGTTGCAACCTGTAATTTATAAGGTTCAAAAAGTTTTGTTTTATCCTCAGCAGTTAATTGAGGTAGTACCGACATTGTTTCTGGTGTTCCGGAATCCTCATCACCTGATACTTGTGCAGGAAAAGTTGATGGGTCACCAACAATTCCAAGTTTCAAACAATTACAATCTTCTCTGACACCATATAAATTTGTTTTAAAATAATCTTTTGACACATTTTGAAAATCACCAATAAGATTAATGTCCCAAATTTTTGCTGAAGTAGTTTGTAATTCAATTAAATATTCAATTTGAAAAAATCTGATTGGTGATATTCTCAAGGAGGTGATATTCTCTTTTGTAAAAAACTCCCATTGAGAAATAGTTCTACCATAATCTTGAGAATATCTATATTTAATTGTATAATCAACATCTATTTCACCAGTTGAAATAACTTCTATATCTGTTATTTTGAAAACTTTGTAAATAAAAGGAGGCTTTAATATAAATGTTGAATCTTCTGTTGTTAGATTAATCGGTTGGTCTCCTTGAACAACATTTCTTGCAAGAGTACCATTTAGAGTATACTCCAATATTTTAATAGAACCAACAGTTGATGTACCTCTTCTAACAAACTTTATATCTATCCAAATTTGATTGGCACCTATATCTGGAAAATTACCAATTGATGGTGCTAGACTTAACCAATTAGTATAAGATTGACCATCTCTACTTATTCTATAAAAAGTTTCTAAAAATCTATTTTCAGTTCTACCTAAATAATCATAAGTAAAAGTTTTGAACTTTTCTACGCCTTCTAACTCTATATAACTGAAAACGAACTCATCACCGGGTTGTAAAAGTTGTGGAGCGGCACTACTACCAGTAGCAGATATTGACCAAGAATCAGAGAGTTGAATTGTTCCTTCAGTTGGATTACGATTGATTTGATACATAATCTATATATATTAAAATTTTTTTTTACCAAATGAAACTTTTGAACAGGTTAGAAAGTTATATCAACAAATAACTACATAATATGGACATCAAAGAAACATTTTTATCACTAACAGGAAGAACTTATCCACACGGAACAGAAGCAGATTTATTTCATATTCTACCAAATAACCTACAAAAAGACGAATTCGGTAATCTTTTTATACAAATTGGAGAAAATCCTTCAGTTATGTTCACTTCACATTTAGACACCGCAACATCAAAATTAGTCGAAGTCATACATAAAGAAGAAGGAGAAATGATTAGGACTGATGGAACGACAATATTAGGCGCAGACGATAAAGCCGGAGTAACAATTTTGTTATGGATGATTGAGCATAATATCAAAGGTCTTTATTATTTCTTTTTAGGTGAAGAAGTTGGATGTAAAGGTTCGAAGTTGGTTGCAGCTAAACACAAATTAGAACCAATACAACATATCAAAAAAGTAATTTCTTTTGATAGAAGAGGAACTGATTCGGTGATTACCTTTCAAAGCTATTCAAGATGTTGTTCTGAAAAGTTTGGTGAAGAACTCTCTAAACAATTAAATCAAAACTGCCAAGATGGTAGTTTCAATTATAAAAACGACCCAACTGGAATTTATACAGATTCAGTTCAATTTGTGTCAATCTATCCAGAATGCACCAATATATCAGTTGGTTACTACAATGAACACACTTCAAGAGAGTGTCAAGACATTAATCATTTAATCAAATTAGCAAACACTTGTTTAAAAGTAGATTGGGAAAACTTACCCATCGATAGAGACCCTAAAGTAACAGAAACACGTGATTCTGGATATACTATCGGAGGTGGTTGGGACTGGGATTGGGAACCAACAAAGAAAAAGGAGAAAGAGGGGGAAAAACAAAAACAATGGTTCTTTGATTACGATTTTGACAAACATATCTCATTTATAGAAACAGACAAATACACCAAAATGGTGACATCTGTGGATATATGTCAAAGAAGAAAATTATATGAAACAAGTTTGATTAAAAAATTCTTAATTGGTTACGGAATAAAATTCAAAAAGTATTTTTGGGATGGAGTCACATTGAGTCTGGAATATTTACCGGAAATGGGAGGACATGAAAGTGCTATGAATAGAAGAGAAGTCGAAGAATTACTACCAGAGCTATCTTATTGGAAGAAAATGACACAAAAGAAAACAAATTCATAAATAGATGTATTTACATTAATTCAAATTTCAAAATTTCAAGGATTTTGAAAAATGGCTATCAAAAATATAGAATATATATATCATGATGTTGCATGAAATTGAAAAACTAAAGACCTTAAAAGTATTTCAGATAGATTTTTTCAGAACCCCCTTTGATGTAGCTCATGATTACAATACTATGACTCCAGGGGAGAGGGAAAAACTATCTGCACTTGATATTTTTTCATCTTTTGATTATGAAGATGACTTCAACAACTATACACTTATTTTTATAACCGACGATAAGACAGCGGACAAATATAAAATAATTCTTTTCAATAACATTATACCAAATGTAACAAAAGATATATCCCGTAATATATTGAATTGTAATATTGATTTACATGAAAATCTTAAAAAATATCAAACAAAAAAGAATACGGAGAAACTATTTGATTTTTTGGTTGGTTTAGAAAAATGGATGGAAGCAAATTTAGATGTTGATAAAATACTCGACCTTATAAACGAAAACGGAATACAATCATTAAAAGAAATTCACCTCAAAATTTTGAAAAATAGTTAAATGGATGAAGGTCACATAATTGAAAGGTTTGAAAACCAATTCTGGCAAGAAAATTCTTTCATAAGATATAAATATAAAACTTCATTTTCATGTATAGAGAGTGGATGTCATGAGGATGATTATTGTAGGTGTGCTATAATCGAAGACTTAGAATGTGATGAAATTAACCTATTTGAATTTGGAAATTATATTTTTAATATCCTACACCCAAGTACAAAAAACATTAATAGAAAAATTAACATTCTTAATATAGTACAGGATTATGACTATAAAAAAGTAAATCTTTACTTTATAATTAGACTACTCACAATTAATAAATTATGGTCATTTAATAATTGGACTTGCAAAATTGAAAATGGATATTACGGTCAAGAATTAGGGTTCATCAAAATAATTGATGATATTTTTTTTAAACTAAGAAAAGAAATAATAGAACTCTTCAACAAAGATTCAATAAAAGAAAAAGTTGAACACTCGTTGATTTTAGAATATCAATGGTTAAGAAATGATTTATCTGGAAAAAGTTACGAAATTCAGACTGTGCCTAAATCCAAACTGATTTTCCCAGAAAAAACACACCATTTGAGAGTTCAATCAAAAAATTTAAACTATCTTAAAAATTGTAAAGTAGATTTACCCTCGGGGATTACCATCCAAAAAGGTGATAATTATTATCTTGTCGATGGATATCACAGGGCAATAGCACACGATAAAGATTTAATAACATTAATAATTGCAAAATGATTACCCTAATAGCAGCCTGTTCAGAAAATAGAGTCATCGGAAAAGATGGAACTCTAATTTGGCATATCCCGGAAGATTTGAAAAGATTCAAAAAGTTAACCCTAGGCAATCCAATTGTCATGGGAAGAAAAACATATGAATCAATAGGAAAACCTTTACCAGGAAGAACTAATATAATTTTGTCCAGAGATAAAAATCTTCGAATAGATGGATGCCTTGTTTATAACAAGATTTCAGATATTTTAGAAATATTTGAAAAAAATAATATTTTTGTTATTGGTGGTGGTGAAATCTATAAACAATTTTTAGATAAAGCTGATAGAATTGAATTGACACTTATACATAAGAATTTTGATGGAGATACTTATTTTCCTGAAATAGGAAATAATTGGCAAGTTGTTGAATCTCAGAAATCTACCTTCGAAGATACAGATATAGACTATATTTCTTATCAAAAATTTTAGAAAAATTTAAAACTTTTCTAAAACATGTTGAAAGCCTTGTAATATAAGAGATATATGTAAATTTAATATTTCATACTAAAAAATTAAAACATTAAAAATGAACAAATCAGAATTGATAGACGAAGTTGCTAACACGGCTGGCATTACCAAAAAAGCAGCTGGTGAAGCAGTTGATGCTGTTTTGAAAGCAGTTGAAACTACACTTACTAAAGGTGAAAAATTGACACTTGTTGGTTTCGGAACTTTTGAAACTGTATCAAGAGCAGAAAGAACCGGAAGAAATCCTAAAACAGGAGAGGAAATCAAAATTTCAGCAAAAAAATCAGCTAAATTCAAACCAGGCTCATCTCTTACAAAACAGATTAACTCTTAATCAAAAAGACTGATAAAATTTTTTTATCAGTCTTTTTTAAACCTCTTAAAATGGAAAAACTTGAACTTAGAATGTATGGATTTGTCAATTATCAATTGACAGGAATTCAGAAGGGAATTCAATTCGGTCATGCAGTTGTTAAATTTGGTCAGAAAATCAAAAACTCCGGTGATTTAGAATTGATTGAAAAATGGAACGACTGGGCAGATAACTGGCAAACTTTCATAATATTAGATGGTGGGACAACAAATTTAGATAGCACAAACCTTGGAACACTGAATCAATATTTTAAAGAAATCGAAGAAAGAGAGATTCCTTGCCAAGATTTCAAAGAACCAGATTTAGGAAATCAGATGACATCATTTGTTTTCTTAGCAGATGAAAGGGTTTTTAATAGAAAAAAATATCCAGATTTTACTGGAAGTTGGTTCAACCCTTTTGCTAAAAAGAACTGGATTAAGCAAATAGGTGGTGAACAAAATTATTTACTAAGAGAATTTTTGAAAAATAAGAAATTGGCTTCTTGAACTTAAAAAGATTTTTTAATATAAATTAAAACATAAAAAGTAATAAAATGAAGGAGAAAGATTTAAATCTACCGAAAATGTCACTTGAAGATGATGACTTTGATGATAAATTCAAAGGACAAAAGAAACAAGTTGACCCAAAATCCAAAACACCAGTTTTGGACTCTTTTAGCCGAGATTTAACAAAATTAGCAGAAGAAGGAAAAATAGATCCAATTATTGGTCGTGAAAAAGAAATTGAAAGAGTCTCTCAAATTCTCTCAAGAAAGAAAAAAAGTAACGCAATCTTGATTGGTGAACCTGGTTGTGTTGATGGAGAAACTTTAATCAAAGTCAGAAAAGTCAGCGACTCACAAAGTCATATAATTGTTATACAGTAAAAAAAAAGAGTCCTTTTAGGACTCTTTTAATTTTGATTTAATTGCCTCACAAAAATCTTCTGAATCATCCAATTAGAAACCTTCAAAACTGGTGATATCTATGTCTATCTATGCAGGTGGAGCTTCTCGTGGTGTATTATCATCAATTATATCATTTATCTTTTTCTGCACCTCTGGTTTATCATTCATAACTTTTATGACTTTCGCTCTACTTTTCATTTTTTCTGGGTCTTCTTTAATTTTACCCAATTCGGTTTTCAAATCTTTCTGAGCTTCATCCTCATTTTCTTCTTGTTTTGGTAGAATATCACCACTTTCTTTAGTAATTACTTTTTTTATTTTATCATTGTATATTTTAACTGTATCTTGAGATGCTGTTTTAACTGTGCCTTTCGCAATCAAGTCTTCTTGATCTTCTGGTTTTTTATTATCATCATACTCCTCTCTTTTATATCTAACTACCAACCCTGTCAAGTCCGCAAGCTTAGTAACAGGTTTTTCTTTTGTGCTATAACTTTTAAGAACTTCATCTGAAATTGAATCACCTCCGCCAGCTTCAACTTTATTTTCTTCTTTATATTTTTCTGTAGCATCTTTGATCAATTTTTCATCATTAATCTTCTTTTTGAAATTATCCACAACAGCTTTAATTTCGGCTATCCTAGCCTGTTTCTTTGCATTTAAATCTTTAGCAGCAGCGAATTTTTTATCAAAATCTGTTTTCAACCTTGACATTTCGTCCTTAAACATCCCGAAGAGAACTCTACCTCCAATTAAAGCATCCTGAACAACACCCTCATATATTTTGGACTCTTTCACCATTTTGATTTCTTTATCAAACTCAACCATTTTAGCCTCAATTTCTTTCTTGAAAGCATCAACCATTTTATTTAATTCACCCTCATCTTTAGCTTTAAGGATGTTGTTCGTGGTGTTTTTTTGTATCAAATTAATAGCATTTATAAACCTACCTTTCACTTGTTCAAATTTCAAACCCTTTTTGAAATCATCTTTTAAATTCTTAAAGGGTTGCATTATTCCACCCAAAAAATTCTTGAAAGCTCCAGTTGCTGTTTTTAACAATGCGCCTAATCCAAATATTTCTTCATTAATTACTTCATTTCCAAATTTGTTAGATTCAAATGATTCATAATTTTTCAAATACTTCACTTTCTTTTTTATTTTATATATAATTTTTCTACAATGAAAAAAACCAAAATTCGAAAATTTTGGTTTTTTTTATTTTTATTAGAATTCAAATTCTCCACCAGATTCTCCACCAGCCTCACCTCCTCCAGTTTCTCCAGTTTCTCCTCCAGTTTCTCCTCCAGTTTCAGCACCTCCGGTTTCAGTACCAGTCTCTGCACCACCAGTTTCTCCTCCAGCTTCTCCACCCATATCAGATCCAGCTTCTCCACCACCTTCAGCAGCTCCAGTTCCGTCTTTGAATTTAATCCAGTAAGATTTATTTTCTTCTTTCTCTTCAGGTGTCAACTTCAGATATTTATCAATCAAATATTCGATGTGGAAATAAGGTTGACCATCAGCTGTCTGAATTCCTAACATTGTACCGAGAATTCCTGCTCTTTTTTCCATATTACCCAATTTTTTCCGTTCTTCAAATAATTGATTCGATACGAAAACCACATCTACACTATTCAAAAATACTTCATCATCTTTCAACTCAGGAAAATCCATACACATTTGAAGTTTTAATGGTTTAACAATTAACTCCTTCCAATTGGCTCTCAACCTATTAATAAAATTATTGAATTTTACCTCATCTCTTGTCATAGAAGCAGCGTCATCAAATACAGTTCCACCACCACTTTCTTTCTCAAAACGTTGAGCCGGGATTTTAGATGCCCTCTTCAATATATTGTAAAACCAACTCAACATATCATTTTCATTCAAATTATGACCTTGTGGACTTTCTAATGTCATATTGGGTGTACCAGCATCTCCCTCTGGAAACCAAATTTGTTTATTATAAGGCAAATGCTTTCTACCATTAATAGAAACTGTTCCCAATGTGTCATCCCATTCTATTTCTTCTGAGTAATCCGCAATCAACTGACCAATTTGTTCTTCTGCCCTTTGTCTTGGCAAACCTTTAATTGGAACAGTGAATTTCTGATAGACTGAAGCATTGACAATATTAAACATTATCCTTGTTTGCTCCAATATTTTCAACTGATTATATGGTTTAATCATTCCTTCCAAATATGAAGTTTCTGTATAATCATTCTGTGTCGAATAAGAAATAAAAGTAATCTGTGAATCCAAAAATATCCTTCTTAATTGTGGATCTTCAGGATATTGAATCCAAAGATTTCCGATAGCAGGCTCATATGCTGGTACTAAAGTCTCTGGTCTTAGTCTATTGAAATATACAATATTTTTCTTTTTATCATCCCATACAATCTCGACAGCAACATACCCATCAATTAAGAAATCTTTCATCATGTTCCAGGCAGTAATAGTATCACTGAAACTATATCTATTATAAATTGTCTCAAAATTTTCTTGATACTTATCTAAAATATCTTTTGAATATGAGCTAGGCAATGGTCTTGGTGAACAAAAATCTCTCTCATCATTGTAGATAATAGCTTCATCAGCAACTAGGGAAACAAAATCTCTTAATTCATCCTTAATCGAATATTCCCTTAAAATTCTTCTTTTGTCAGCATATGACTTATCCAAATAAGGAACAGATTTTTTATTCAGGATTGAAGCGACCGCCTTCTGACTAAAGAAATCGTACATTGAGTTGTTTTTCTGTGAATAAGGATCTTCATTAATACCAACACCCACAGTATTTCTCATTATCATATCATCATATTTCATTCCCCAATTAGACAAACTCCTTAGTAGTCTACTGAAAAGACCTTTGTTCTCAACCGCAGTCGATACAAAAGTGTTTTGATTCTGATTATTTAAAGGGTTATAACTTCCTGCCATATTTTGTTTTTGTTTTTAATTTTTCTCGAAATATAAATATCTTCCACTCGGAGTTTTTTCAACCCGAATTTTACCACTTTTAACCCAATTATAAAGAGTTTTTCTTGTGATTCTATATTTTTCTAAGATTTCTTTTGCTTTCATTCACAATATATATGGAAGAAGACCATCTTCCTTTCTATATTTTTCTATATTATTTTCCTCTTAATCTTTTTTGAACCCTAAAAATATGATCTTTCAATAATTTGAAATTTTCATTTATTTCTTCTGATGCTTTTGTGAAATCTCTCATCAATAATTGATTCATTTCAGCATCTCTCTCTACTCTACCACCAATCTTAGCTTCCCAAATTTTATATAATTTTTCAGGATCATATTTATTTTTCGGATAACTAGAATAAAGAAATCTGGGAACAACTGACATATTTATTTTATGTGCTAAAACAATTTGATGAACACTATATTCCACGATTGCATATTCAAATCCCCATTTCATCAACTCTTTATAAACCCCTTGGAATGAAACTTTCAAAGCCCTATCGTCCTCAAAGTCTTTATCTGTCATATACTTATCAAAAATGGCTTCTCTAATCTCAAAAGGAAGAAAGTTTAAATTCAACCCTAATATCATTATAACATTTGAAAATTTCTTAAAATCAACAGTAAATATAGGTGAATATTGAATCCAATTTGATTCATCCTGACAATGTAAATGATAAAATCTACCTAACTGAATATCAACAGGTGAAACACTTTTTACCTCTTCATCAGACTCACTGAACTTATTATAAAAATATAAAGTATTATTTTGATAAGCATCTCCAACCCCATTTCCATTAACCAATATACTTAATTTACATCTTTCTTTCAATTCTCCCATAAAAAATAAATTTTTTAATATATATAAAAAATTTTTTAGAATATGTTAAACTCAAAACCGAATAACTCACAATATCATCAAGGTCTTTATGTACCAAAAAACAAAGACAAAGTAATTAAATTGAATTCTCAAGGAGGTCTTTTTTATCGTTCAGGACTTGAACAGAAAATGATGATATATCTTGATAATAATGAGAAAATATCTATGTGGGGATCCGAAAATTTAAAAGTCCCTTACACTAAAACAGAATGGGTTTCAGAATCTCAAGAGTTTAGAAAGTCCGAACACACCTATTATCCAGATTTCTATTATGAATTGAAAAGAGAAGATGGTTCTATCAGTAAAGTAGTAGCTGAAGTTAAACCTTATTCAGAAACTATTGAACCTGTATTAAAACAAAATCCCACAGCAAAACAACTTAAAAATTTTGAATATGCACTCAAAATGTATAATAAAAACCTATCAAAATGGTCTTATATGATCGATTATTGTCAAAGAAAAGGTTTCGAATTTATTATAATAACCGAGAAATTGCTTGGATCAAAATAACCACCAAAATAATAGAACTAGCAAAACAATTAAATAAATCATAAAGATTAATCCATAAATTTCTACCTGTCATCAAAATGAAATTTTTGGAAAATCCAATCAGCATCAAACTCAAAACATGAATCCAAGCCCAACTGAATAATCCAAAAATCATCCAAACCCAATAAAAAACTCTCAGACTATAAAATGCCAATAATAAATTTGGATTAACAGAATCTATTTTCTCTAAAGTCAATTTTCCATAGATCGAATTTCTGTTGAATAAACCCCAAATTTCAACAAATAAAAAAAGAGGAGCAAAAAGAAGAAGAATATTATTCGACATCTGAAAATTCTTCACTTTTAATCTCTCCCAATTTTATCAGGTTATTAACCGAGTTTTGTCTTAACTCAAAACTTCCATCATTATATAACATCTCAAAGTATAAATTTGATGAAATTTCTACCTCTAATAATTCACCAGTAGCCGCCAATTCAGCATTCATTTTTGACCATTTTAAAAAAACTTCACTATTTAAATGTAGAGTTGCTCCTGCCGGATTTCCTTCATAAGTCCAAAATTGGATAAATGCCTTTTTCATATTTTAATAATTTTAACTTTATAGTAATTTGTAAGGTTATATTAATTTATTTTCTTTTGTTTTCACTTTTTTTCTTAATTATTTCAACAGATTTTGATGGGTTATCAACTCCCCAATTCTCTAAAAGTGTCTTTTTCCATTTATCTTTTATTTCTGTATTTTGATATGGATATTCAACACCGAAATTTTCTTTCAAAGTCGCCTTTCTTTTCTTTTCTGCACACTTTCGACAATAATATTCTCCCCAACGATTATCATATTTAACATAATTCTTAAACATAACTTCTTTTATTATTTGACAACCATCACATTTACACTGTATCTTTATTTGACTACCATAAGATAACAAATCGACCGGTATTATTATAGTTTCACCACAATAAACGTCATAACCCAACTCTTCATAATAAGAATAGTTATAATCATTAATTTTAATTTCTATTTCTCTCGTTAAAATCATAAATTTTTTCCCATTTTATTTTACCACAATCCCAGATTTTCGGAATTTCAAGTTCAGATTCACTCACACCTGTTTTTGACTTCTTAAAATTTGATTTATGAATCCTCTTACCCTCAACAACATATTTATAATCAGCATCAGACTCACTAACTTTTTCGAATTCCAATTTTTTGTAAAGTTCACCAATACTCCAATCTCTATCAGAATAACTAATTATCCTCTTTGGATTAAATTTTTCAACAAAATAATTTAATAGTTTTGAGGCACCACCAATAACACTATAATCTAATAAATTACAAAATCTATTCAAATTATATTCATTTTCCAACATTTTCTTTCTTCCTTCGAAAGAATCAAAAGTCATAATCGAAATTAATCTATCCTCGAATATCAATCCAAGTTTTATTTTTGAATTAACCCATCCTTGAATGTGATTAGAATTAAGAAAATTTTTAGCAACATTGACATCAGTAATTTCCACAACCTTACATTTTCTAGCACCTATTTTTTTAGATAGACCCATCAAATTTTTGATTTGAGATTTTATTATATCCGACTTGTTTATCCAATCATCTTCCCAGATATGAATTATTCTTATTCCTCTTTCCATGAAGAATTTAGATTTATTGATGTGAAAGTTTTTCTCTTTATAGACCGATGAATGCCAATAAACACCATTGAATTCGAAACCGAGATTTAATTCTGGAAGGTAAATATCAATTTCCATTCTATCAATTCGGAAATTTTGAATGATTTCGTTAGTGTAGATAGATTGTATGAATTTGAAA